GTTGGGCTAGAGTCACGCATTAGCCTAGCCATTGTTTCCTTACTTGGTCATAAGTAGAAAACTCTAATTTAATAGTTTCTTCAGCTAAATCGTTGGCTATTAATGTAGCTTTTTCATATTGTTTTTTTAGGGTAGCGTTGTGGTAGCATTTTAATAGTCTTTGTATACGCAAATAGTTTTCAGAGTAATCTGTCATTTCTTTTGTGCCTTTTCAAAGTAAGGATTTTGTTGTCCGCAATTCTTACAAAAAGTAAGCATTCCATAGGTTATTGGTTCAGCACCTATTAAGCGTTCTATTTCAGCTTGTTGTTGGCGTAGCTTTTCAATAATCCATTTGCCTGCTATATCATCTTTAAACCACAGTGTTGGAGATTTTTCTAATTCATCAGCTAAATCATTTGCGTTCATTTAGTTAGTCTTTCAATATTACGGTTACTTGCTTCAGTTGTTCTCCATGCTTCAAAGCGCATTTTGGCTGCTTCTAATTGCCAACGCAACGCTTCCGTCTGTTCTGTAGCCGTTCCAATTGCCTTGCATAAATCTTGGTACTCTTGGCTTCTATAAGCCTCTCGTTCTTGAGCGCCCAAACTCTGTTCGTCTGTTTGCGCCATTTTAATCGCCTTAAGAGAACTTTTAAAAGCTTCCAATTCCGAGAGTTGACCTTTGGCTTTCGCATATAAAGGCGCAGTTTTAAAGATAAAGTCGATGGCATCATTGGGGTCATAGTCTTTCATAGTTTTCCCCATTGGTCTGCCATAGCGTCAGCAATGCCTTGAAATGTTTTATTGCGTATTTTTTTAATTTCTGTGGTGTTATAGCCTAACTTTTTACCGTTAGGCCCAACAGTATCATGCGACCAGCTAGGCATACGCTTACCAGACTTGGTTATATAAAAATTGCCTTTATCAACCACTTTGGTGTGTTGCAACAAAGGTAAATTTTTAAGCCACAAACAAGTGGTTTTTTGCGCTTCATGCCCAAAATGCCAAGGTTGAATTATTTGATTAGGTTTTCTATAAATAGATGACATTATTCCTACAGGGTTTTCTATGGCAACTCTAGGTATATCAGCGTTTGCAACTTTTAAAAAAAAATTAATACCTTGTTGTTGTCTGCCGTCTGCCCTTTTTTGTGCAAAATGTTTAGCACCACTAACGGCTAAATGAGTGCATGGTGGAAACGCTATCATCATATCCCAGCCGTCATTGATAATGTCAAACATATCACCTTGGTAATGTGGCCCTGGCATATCTGTAGGTTCAATATCACAACTTACAGCTTCATGCCCTGCTTTAATAAAAGCATCACGCACAGTACCGCTAAATTCACAAGCTACAAGCACTTTCATTTAAGGTTCATCCATAACCCTATTTGGGCCGCAGCGTAACCAACCCAAATTAAACCATTAGACAATGAGCCTTTAAAATATTGGGTTATACCTACAACCAAATATCCTAACCCAGTAGCAGCAACAATAATTTTATCTATTTCCATCCTATTCCCCTATTCCCCTTAGAATACTGGTCTACAAAATCGTTTAAGTATTGATGTAAATTAGGCGACTTGCTTATATACACACGAAATTTAGTAAGTCCCCATTCTTTTCTGTATTTACACAGTTGTCTTACTGCACACTCATGCCTAACTTGCTCATACATTTTGCTTTAAGGCTTGCATAGGTGTCATAGCCGTTACTAGGTATACCCAATTCTTTTGCTTTAGCTTCAATTCCTTCATTACTAAACATCCATTCTTTAGACTCTTTTTTCTTTTTGGGCTCAATTATTAATACATCTTCCCAACGCTCTTGGTTTAGCCAAGTAGCTGGGTGGGGTATAAATTCTAACTCAATCTCTTTTATGTCCCAATAAATAATATGGTCATCCAAAGCCTTACAAGCATCTAATTGCTGTTGTTCGGTTAGCCTAGCAAATGCTTTCTTGGCTACTGCTTTGGCTACCTTTCGTGGATATAACGCCCAGAATTCTTCAAACATTTCTGTGATACCTATTTAAAGGGTTGTTAATCATGTTTTTAAGAAGGTCATCAATAGTACTAAACCATTGAATGACTTTCATGCCATCATGCGTGTAAATGGTAAAACTCAATTACCTTTTACCTTTTGGTCTACAAGTTGCACCATAAGGTTAGCTATAAACAAAGCTTGACCTTCGCCTTCGGTATGGACTTCAACTTCGTTGCCTTTGGCGGTAATAACTACGGTTGCTTGAGTTAGCTTTTCAGCGTCTAGTCTATCTTCTGTAGTAAATGTAGTCATTAATATCCCCAAGGGCGTATAGGTTGTGCAGGTTGTGGCGGTATGTATGGTGTGTATTGCGTAGGTTGTGGCGCTTGGTAAGTACCTTGGTATTGACCAGCAGCACCGTAAAAGTTTACCTGGTTACCACTTGTTTGTGCGCTACCTTGGTATTGCCCTGCTGGGCCGTAATAGTTGGCAGTATTGCTAGACTGTTGAATGTTGCCTAAATATTGGCCTTGTGCGCCATATAGGGCTTGTGCTTTTGCTGGTACTCCGTATGCAAACATACAACCTAGCAATGCACCTAATAAACAGCTACCTAAAAAGTCTTTCATTTAAATCCCCTTAAATGTTTACTCGTTATTGAGTACTTCTAGTTTCTTTACTTCTATGGCTAATGTCTACTATCCAAAACCCTAAGTTGTTTTAAAACCACTTCCAAGAGGTTTGAGCACACCTAGCCTACCTAGGTTTGCCTTCAAATGTTCTTCCATTGAGGAGTCGCATCACCCGACAGTCTTGCATGGTATAGGCACTATCTTCGCCACCTATATTTGCGCTGTTTCAACCATTACCCCCAGTAGCGCTGTAATTCCCTATTCCCTGGTATGTCGTTAGAGCCTCAAAATAGGAAAGCTAGTTTACTACAAATATTTGCCCATGTGGAATTCCCCATGAAACCCAAAAGTTTGCAAGTTTGACAATTCTCTTTCGTAAGAAAAGTACCTTGCTAATTCTTCTGGCGCAAACTTAATTCCATTGCTTACAAGGTAATCCCTATTTACATGGCAAATAAGGTCATCCTCATTTAAGTCTTTATACACAAACTTTGGCTCTGCGGTCAACTCTAAAAGTCGTTTACTTCTAAGGGAAAACCCTCCATTACCAACACGCACCCCTTCGGGATGCCAAGGCCATACTGCACCTATGTAGTCGTAGTCTAAAAATTGAGGCTGCCAAGCGTTTGCGTCAATTACCCAGCCATCCCATTGCACCATTAAAACAAAGTCCGTCTTGATGTATTTATGCAACTCTTGAAGCATAAATTTGCTATAGGCTTGTTTGCTGTTAATGCTCATGTGGTCAATAAACAATTCATCACCGTATTGAATTTGGCGTTTACTTCTTTCCATAGCTTTTAAAGCTAATTCAGGCTGTACTGAGTCTATGGCGCAAATGGTTACATTACTCAGCTTCATTTTGTTTGCCAAAGGCGTTGTTTTTGAGCAACTCAGGCCATATAAGCCAAAAGCTAGTAGGAAACAAGTCTTGCCTAGTTACTAAACCATGGCTTTCTGTTTCAATTCTTGCGCCCAAAAACATATATTTGTCTGCTGGAATACCCCTAATACGCCAATTGGAAACAGCAGCAGGGTCTACTTTGCACATTCTTGCTACCTTTGCTGTACCACCTAGTATGTCAATGATTGCCGTGTCGGTTAATTTTAATTTTGTGTCCATTCACGCAGTTTAACTTAAATGTTGTTTATTTGCATGGACTTTACTTTTTTTATTAACCTGTGTTAAAGTCTTTATATAGCAATTTTGCTATGCGCCAAAGGGAGAAATAACATGGATGAAATGGCACAGGTAATGATGGAAATGGAAGAACGCTTAGAAGTAGCGTTAAACAACATGGAATTTGGTACAGATATATCACAGGATGATATAGATGTCATTCGTGCAGCTTGCGGTAAACCTAACAACAAACGCAATGTTTTGTTGCAAGAAGTTTTTAATGACTTTGGTAATGTCTTTGGAGGTTCAAATGCCTCAATCTGACTCTATTAAAGAACTTGTAACCGCATTGTCTAAAGTTCAAGGGGAACTCACTTATGCAAAAAAAGACTCAGCAAACCCGTTTTTCAAATCTACTTATGCTGATTTGGAGTCTGTTTGGGG